TAGACATGCAGTGAAGTTAATCTCTGAGTCCATTGCAAATGCAGATTTGTATTGATAGTCTGCAATGATTAGAACTGCAGCTGGTATTGAAGATGGTTCTAATCTTTGTTCTAATGCATTGAACACTTTTCTGAATAGTGTATTGAAGTCGTTATCAGAATTCTGACCGACCCACTTTCTCATTCCACTCCAATTCTTTTCTTTAATCATATCAATAAGTGGGGTGAACTTCTCTTCTGACAAAGATGATAGTATACCCGAATCAATAACACCACCAACTCCATATCTCTGAATCTCATTTAGAACTCTTCTAAAGTCGGGAAAGAATCTCATAACTAATTCTGCAAGAACCTTTTCGTCTGCTTCTATGTTTTCAATATGACAAATACTTTTACATCTTAATAACATTTGTTGTGCAAGAACAGGTTTTTCTTTTGGTGCAATTTTGAAATCAATAACTGTTGTTCTTGAATGCAATGCAGGTATGATTCTATTTTTGTAATTACAAGTAAAGATAAATCTACAGTTAGAAGAGAACTCTTCTATGAATGCTCTAAGTGCAGGTTGCACTGATTCTGCAGAAATGTAATCTGCCTCATCAAGGATAACGACCTTTGGGCCACCTCCCAATGAAACAGTACTTGCAAAGTTTTTGATTTTAGTTCTTAAGGTATCAATAAGTCTACCTTCATCAGAACCATTGATTACAATAAAGTCTGCACCTAACTCATTACAGAGAGCCCTAGCAACAGTTGTTTTACCAACACCTGCAGAACCACAAAGTAAAAGATTAGGAATCTCTCCCTGTTTGACAAACTCCAAAAATTGGTCGTGAAATTCTTTTGGTAGTATCGTTTCCTCAATCTTTTGTGGTCGATACTTTTCTACGTATAAAAATTCGTTCATAATAAGTTAGATACTCCCCACCGAGTTTCTAGTACAGTCCACCATGATGAGTTGGACTGCTCCCGTGATAATAGTTGAGACTTGAACTTTAATCACTCCAAACAACTTAAGATGCTGTATAAGAACTATCGGGTTCTAATGCAATGAAGTACTCAACTTCAACATCTGTATTTTTAAAGTGTGAGATTCCTTTTGAGGAAACTTGCACTTCATAATTACCTGTTAGAATTTTCAGATTCTCAATCTTGAAATTCATTTGGTATTTATCTCCATTACCTTCTGCAACCGTTCTACTAAGTGTATTAGATGTTGCATTCTTCTTGTCCTTCACTGTAAGTGTGACTGTAGTTCCATCTGACTCTAACACTAAATCATTGACACCTAGAACACTAGATGCTTTCTGTAAGTCTGTTAACAGAGTTGATGTTATTGTAAATGTCACTTCAGAAGAAGGCATGGTTATCATTTTCTCGGGTGCAACAACCATTCCTTCAGATGCATAGAAATAATCCATCTTTGAATTGGTGTCTTCTACCGACAATTTTTCGGGGTTGAAATTAAACTCGGGGTCGTCTAACAAAGAAGTTGCACCTAAGAACTCTGGCAAATTATATATTGCAAAATCCTGTGGGAATGATTCTTCGATTGTAGCAATCGCAAGAATGTTTTTCATGTTAGAAATAGTTTCTAGTTTATTTCCAGTTTTAACTCGTATACCCGAGTTTATGGTTGAGAAGTTTTTTAGAACGTCTCTTGTTTCATTACTAATTTTCATCACTTGTGTTTCTCCTTATCGTGAACATATAGCATAAAGAGAGCATAGTGCAAAACTTTTAATAAGTCGGCTCTATTCCTCCCACCTTTTTTTCCGTATCGCTGTGCATATTTCATTATGTTTCCGATACAAAAACCTTCACCGTGTCCACTGTCAATTATAAATTCAGTGGATTGGTATTTGTTTAGACTGTAGTGTTGGTCATAGGTGTTATCAATATAAGAGGCAAGTTCCTTTAGGGACTTGTCCTCATTATATTTGTAGTCTATTGACTTTACTTTTTTTCCAAACATATTAGTCATTATACTCTGAAGACTCTGTTTCGTCAACAGGGTTTTCTGCATTTAGGTCAACCCCAGCATCAATCTTAGTGTAGAGGTCGAGGATACTATTTCTAGTCTCTTCGTCAAACCTTGAAATACACATTGTGATTGACTTGAGTTTGTCGTTGAACATTCTGTATGCATTGACAATGTGAACCAACCTTCTAGTAGTCACGACATCATCTATCGCACCTTCATAGTAAGTTTTTCTGATAATGTCAGCCCAGTCTACTAGTTTGTCACAGAACTCAGTATCGACTTCACCAGTCAATGCCATTTCTTTTTTAAGGATAGACCTTTCAGTGGTCACTGGTGGATATTCTTGTTGCATTGTGATTGCAAATCTTTCTAACATTGCCTCATTCATAATTTGAGTCCCGATGAATTTACCATCATCAGACCCTTGTCCTTTAGTGTTTGCAGTTGCAAGAATTGTGAACCCTTCTTTAGGTGTCACCCACTCACCAGTTTTCTTGATTAGGTATCCTTTACCTTCAAGAACTGATTGTAGACACATCAACTTGTTTGAACCAAGGTCGACTTCATCCAATAGAAGTACAGCACCTTTTCTCATTGCTTTGATGACTGGGCCCTCTCTGAAGAGAACATCCCCACCTTGTAAAGTGTGACCACCCATCAAATCATCTTCATCAGTCTCAATAGTGATATTGACTCTGTAAAGTTCTCTCTTAAGAGTAGCACAAGTTTGTTCAATCATTAGTGTTTTACCATTACCACTTAGTCCAGTGACAAATACTGGAAAGAAGATTTTAGACTTAATGATATTCTTGATGTCTTTGAAGTGTCCAAAAGGAACATAATTTGCCATCTTCTCGGGAATGATTTTTACATTGTCAAGTGAGTTGACAGCAGTAGTTTTTGCAGCCACTGGCATATTTGAAGGTTTTGAAATTGCAGGAATCGGTGCAGATTTTACAGGGGTTTGAACTTCGGGTTCATAACCACCGTTATATCCACTGACAACTGCATGTAAATTAAAGATACCATTATCTTTAAAACTGTATCTTGAAGATTTAACCCAGTATGGCATACCACCCAATTTATCAAAATCTTCTTTAGTGAAGTTTGTTTGGTTTGGATATGCAGATGTTAAACTCTGTAGGAACTCCTTCCTATCGGGTGTAAAATGAAAGTCCTTCCCGTCAATGACGATGGACTCGGTTCTGTCATAAGTTCTTTGATTCATAATATAGTCTCCTTAGTTAAATCAATTAATTTTCTCATCTTGTATAGTATATAAAAAAGTGAGGGGCATTGTCAACCCTATTTGCATATTTGCAGTAAAGATTTTATTGAGTTTTCAATAGGTTTCTCTTTAGGGTTTCCGAACTTATCCATGTTCAAGTGTCTCTCATAAACACCTTCACCTTGGTTAGTCCATACCCTAAATGCTTTACACTCAACACCTAGTGTTGCACATTCATTTGCATTATCACATTTGAATTTCTCACAAGGACTTGGGCCAACATCTTGTATTGCATCTGCAAAAGCATTGTAATCTGTTTGATGTGAAATGTAATATGATTCGTCTACTTTTAGTGTATCTCTCACGATGTTTTCTCCATAATTGTTTTTAGTGTATACCTATTATCCAGTAGTGTCACTTCAAAAGTGTCAAGAACAAAATCGTGTTCTACTAGATACGGTGCTTCTTCTTTTCTTGATTCCAGTATCATTATCCTATTGGTAAAATCCCTGTAATCGTCTCTCTCTAAAATGAATGTTTCGTTCATCATATATTTTCCTTCCATTATGCTATCTCCTTAATGAATTCATTGGTTAAAAATCTTGAAGTTGTTTTTGATTTCTGATTTCTTTTGAATGCAGCCATCACTCTCGTTTTCTTTGCATCAATGAACTCTTCTCCAAGTTCATCACTTCCTGCAGTTCCTAGGGTATTTCCTGCAGCAAGGAATAACTTATTGTATCCGTGAGCAGAGAACACTTTACCCTCTTTTCTAATTTCTCTCCAAGTTGCATCAACATCAATGTTGCTGGTCTTGTATTCTTTAGTTTCTGCAATGACTGGATATAAATCTCTCTTCCCATCTAGAACAAAGTATCCAGTAATGGTCACATTACAAGTTTGTGAAATCCACTCTAAGATATTTTGAGTGGTTGAAAAAGAGTTTCTTCCACTATACGAACTAGGATTTGTAAGTGGGAAAACTTTGTTTGTATATGGGTCAATTAAATCTCTTGAAGTGGTTGTTCTCCAATATTCTGAACCATTATTACAATTCTTTTCTTGTTCTTTATAGTCTTCAGCTTCTTCGTAAGATTTTTTAAGGTACTCAGCACCGTGAGAGAATCCATCAGTAATGACTGTTAAGATTGACTTCTCAATCCCGTATTGTGCATTGAACTCGGGAAGGATTTTTCTTAGGATAACTAAACACTGGTCTAGTGGAGTTCCACCTAGTCTGAAATTTCTAGGGTGGAATCTTGTTTCTAAATCCCAGTATCTTCCATTCTCTTCGATAGTCTCGAACCCTTCATAGAACTCATTGTATGTGTCTAGTGCTTTCTGATAATTTCTCCAACTAAGATTAGAGTTCCAGTGGTTTGCATAGATACATCCTAAGTAAGTCAACATTTCTTTATGTTTTCTATTGTTCATTTCGTTAGACATAATCTCAATTAGTTTACCGTCATTTCCATAGTAATCTTCTTTTGTTTCATCAATAGTGTAATAACAATCACTGAAAAGATAAACTCTGTAAGGAATGTTAACTTTTCTACAGAATTCTGCAAGTATCATTGATTGTTCTAATAGGTCGGTGACTTGATTATGAATTGAACCACTCCAATCAAGTAAAACAGTCAACCCGTGGTTTTTAC